ACCTCGGCATAGTCGGCGGATGCAGCGATCATCTCCAGCACCGGCTTGAGCGCGGCCACCGCCTGACCTTGCAGCAGATCCGGCGCGATCGCCTCGATCGTGGCATCGAGCGCGGTCTGATCGGGGAATGGATCGCCTGCGCTGTTGTTCGCGCTAAGCGCAGCGGCCTTGAGCGCGCCTTGTTTTGTGCCCTGCTTAGGCACGCCCAGCACCTCATCGCCTTCTTCCGCCATTGGGATGCCCGCGCGCTCGTGTGCCCACTCCGCTTTAATTTTCATGCCGATGCCGACCAGCTTCGGCAGCGCATCGGCCAGCACACCGAGGTCTTCGCTATCGTCGAACATGAACTTGAAGCGCGGCAAGCGGCGGCGGTCATCCACGCCGCCCTTGTTCAGCGCCAGCAACGGATACACCAGGTCGCGTGTCAGCGTGCCCGCCAGCTGGATGCCATCCGACACCATCAGATCGTGGCGCACTTCGTTGTGCACGTTGCCCAGCGCGTTGGTGCTGCTCTTGCCGTCCGCCTGGCTGGTGAGCGTGCCGCCGAGGATCGCCTTGCTCTCGCTCTTCTCGGACCAGTCGATCATCGCCATGAACGCGTCGGGCGACCCCTTGGCGGCCTCCTGAAACTCGATGGCCATGCCCTCCGGGATGATGCCGGCGGCATCGTGGCCGATACTCATCACCGCGCGCAGCAGCGTGGATTTTTCTTCGTCGGACGCACCAGCCTGGTAGGTGCCCAGGCGCAGCGGCAGGCCGTAGATTTCCAGGAATTCAGCCAGATCACCGACCGAATAATTCTTGAACAGGTACGGCCAGCACAACACGCGGTGCAGTCCGGCGCGGGCGATGTAGCCGCTCTTGGCCTTGTGCACGTGGGTGATCCAGCCGAACGGCTGCAGGGCCTGCCCGTCCAGCGACATATCGCGCAGGCGGATCTCGGTGCGCGTCTCGCGGTCGGTCTGGAACCAGCCCTGCGGGCGGTGGTGCAGCGCCTTGGGCAGCCATTCGCTACCCAGCCGCTCCCACTCGATCTCCTGGCAACTGAAGCCGTGGCCGATGCCGTCCAGCGCGTCCAGGATCACATCTTCGAAGTTCGGCACGTCCTGGATCAATTCCTTCGCGTAACCTGCCAGCTTGCGCTCGGTGGCGCTGGCATTGCGCGGCGGCACGATGTCCCAATCCACCGTCAGCAGCGCGCGCTTGCGCTTGCCCATCTCGGCGTGAATGTGGGCGTCTTTCTCTTCCATGTCCGCGAACAGCTCGTGCTGCGAGCGGATATCGCCTTGCTCCGCAGCTTCGAGAATGCGTGCCAGTTTGACCGGCGTTAAACCGCGCGACGGATGGCTGGCGAATTCACGGTGCAGTTGCGCCAGGCGAGAGGTCTGCGGCTCGGTCAACTCGGCGCGCTTGATCGGTTTGCCGGATGCGTCGAGTATTACTGATTTGGTTACCATGCTTTTCGTCCTCCGTCTTCGGCGCGGCGGGTGCCGCCTGCGCCTTGATATTCGATTTTGCCGCTGCGGGTCGTGGCGACCATCCACAGGATGTGCAGCGCAGACAGGCCGTCATAGTGGTGACCGGATTGTTTCTCCGGCCAGCTATCCAGCTCGGCCAGCAGCAGCGTCAGCGCCGGACTGAACAGGATGCGCGGCTCGAAAGCATCGGTGATGTACGGCTCCAGCGAATCGATGCGCACTTCCATATCCACCGTAGCGGTGACGGCCACCAGCGGCAGCGCCACGCTCTTGGCTAACCCCGCAGTGATGAACGTCTGCCGCATGTGCTCGTAGGCGTTGTTGTTCTCGAAGCCGATGGCCATGCACCTGAACTCGCGCTGGAACTCGATCAGGTCGGCCTCCAGCTTGCTCGGCACGCGGCGCTTGATGGCCGCGTAGTCGACGTGCAGCCGCTGGCGCTGCGTGTCGTAGAAGCCGCCCACGATTGCGGACGGGTCTGATTTCTCGCCTTTGCCCATCGACGGGTCGCACGCGCCGAACGGCTTCCAGTGCTGCAAGCGAGACACGAAGAACTGCACCGGGCTGAACACCTTGTCCTCGTCGCTGCGCGGGTCGCCCTGCATTTCGGTGGCGAACGCTTTGGCGTTCTTGGCGCGCTGGCGCATCAGCCAGTACAGGCTGCGCACGCCCGGCCACGATATCTGCGCGCCTTCGTCCATCTCGGCCTTGTGCGCCTGGTAGAACAAATGGGACGGAAGCTGGCTCTCTTCCAGTACCTCGCCGCGCTCGTTGGCGGATTCCTCGGCTGGCTTGTCCTGGTTGAGCATCAGCGCCTGGCACTCTTCCCACATGTCCATGCGCTTCGGCAGTTCGATCAGCGCGCGGAAGTGGTGCACCAGGTGGCCGATGGCGGCCTTAGCACGGCTGATCGGGTCGTTTTTGTTGAGCACGGTACCGACGCCGACAAACTTAACGGTGCCGTCCGGTGGGCCGAGGAAGTCCACGGCCTTTTCCAGCCAGTCCCAGCGGTTGTTGCACTCGGTCGGGCTTTTCGCTTCCTTGTCCGTGATCAGATCGTCGCCAAGCAGCAGCTTCGGCCGGCTCGCGCCGTGGAACGTGCCGCGAATGGCCTGCTCCGCGCCGAAGGCTTCCATCTTCACGCCGCTGCGCGTGGTGAAGTCGCCGATCTTCCAGTTCTTCGTCGCGCCGCACGCTTCGGGGAAATCCAGCGCCAGCGCGGCGTTAACCGTCAGCTCGACCTTGACGACTTCGAGCAGCTTGGTGGGCAGCTTGGTTTCCGCGCCCAGCATGGTGATGTAGTCGATGAAGTACGGTGTAGAGTCAACCCAGCCGACCTCTGCGCGGATCGCCGGACGTTGCAGCAGCGCGCGCACCGCACACCATGTCGGGCCAACCTTGGTGGCCAACGATGACTTGGCCTCGCCGCGCGGTGCCACCCACCATTCTTTCGCGCCCGTCGGCTTATCGAGGATCTGCGGGAAGCGCTTAAAGAAGTGCCGGTGAAACTCCGAAGAAGGCGGGCGGATGTGGTGCCGGAAATAGGTGTAGCAAAAAAACTCGAAGTCACCGTCCACCAGCACACGCTTGCGCCGCGCGCGCTTTGCTTCGGGCGACGGGTCAAGGCCGACCTGCTTGGCCTCGATCTCCGCGCGCAGCCCCTGCGTCAGCTCGGCGATTTCCTTGAGGAAATCTTTTTCGGCGTTAGTGGCCATACGCCTTCGCCAGATCATCACCGAACGGCCCGAGAATCTCCGCGAATGCGGGCGCGTGCTGCGGATAATTCACCCGCACGAATTCCGCCATGCGCTTCGCCACGTCCGTGGCCACGGCCAGCTTGTCCGTCTCCGGCATCAGGCGGCGCGAGGCCGACATCAGCTTGTTGTAGGCATCGGCGAGGCTGGCCAGCATCGCCACCTTGGTCGCGGGCGGCATGTCTTCCGCATCCTGTATGGCCTGCACGGTGGCCTGCACCTGCTGCACCACGATACCCAGCGTCTGGCGCACCACGTCCTCGATGCCGCCGCCCGCGATCATCTGCGCGGCGCGGGCCTTGTCCCAGTCGTCGCCGAGCTTTTTGCCTTCGCGCTTCCAGTTGCGCGCGGTGGCGTAGGGCACGCCCAGTTTGGCCGCTGCTGTTTCCAGCGACAACTGATCGAAAACATAAGCCGCGCGGACGGCGCGGCGCGAATCTTCACCGTGCGCCATTGATTTCCCCTGGTGATGGTCTGCGCACGCCAGGCGTCTGGCTGCGCCCAAGCGCGACATCCTCGCCGCGCGCGGTCAGGCGCACCGCGTCCAGCTCCAGCTGCTCGACCAACTCCATCTCGGTCAACCAGGCAATCTCAGTCGCCATCTTGTCCACGCTGGTGACGTAGCCGGTGCGCTCAACAAAAATGCGCAATGCGGCGCGGTTGAGCGTGTAGCCCGGCGCAAAGCTCAGCGCCAGCAGAATTGTCAGGCGGCGCGCGGCAGCGATCTCTTCGGCATAGGTCACGACTTACCTCCATTCAAAAGGTATCGATGCAGGGTTTCGAGCAGGGTGCGAACTCCGGAAAATTGGCCGGTTAATTCGCTGATGTCGTTACTGACACCGTTAATCTTTTCATGCAGATCAGATAAATCGTCATGGGTCGGCGACTTTTTTGCATTGGCTTCCAGATATGAAATTCGCTCGTTGTAGTGAGGCGCTTTTCCTTCAAGGTCTTCTTCCATTCTCTTGAAGCGCGCGTCCATGACGGCTTCACGCTGCTTGCGCATTTCATCCTGCACCGCAAAGCGTGCGTCCAGCCCGTCTTTGAATTGCTTGGCCAGCACTTTGCCAAACGCCCATGTCATCGTCGCGAACGCCACAATTACTGCAGCAATCCCGCTCAAGAGTTGCCACAATTCGATTTGCACCATATCCACCCGCCCTTTTATCGTGTTTGTTTGTCTTCTCGCCGCGCCTGGCATTCCGCACAGAACCTCACACGCGGATAAGCCTTGCGGCGCGCCTCTGGTATCTCTACGCCGCAATGTATGTCTCGGCAATGTGTTGCCGGAACAGCATCCGGCTGTGGCAATCCGCCAGTTTCCTGCCGTGCCGCCCACTCCTTCAGCTCCAGCTCCTGCGCTCTATCTTCCGGCTTCACTGTTCGCGCACTCCGCCAGCTTCTTCAGCTGGTCGCGGCACTGGCTGTACAGCTCCATCGACTCGATGTGGTTGTCCAGCAAGTCCGCCAACTTGCCCAACTTGGCCGGTGGCGGCGCTGGACAGTCGGTAGTCAAGTTTGCCGAACACGGGCGCGGGGTTTCCCGCGTTGGCGGCGTTCCAAAGGCGCAGGCTGTCAGCATCAAGGCCGCAGTCAGCGCCAGCGATAGGTGTTTCATGGGCTTTCTCCCGGATGGTTCGGTACACGATGCGGATCTGCTCGCGCGAGGTCTCGCGCGACTGGGCGACTTGCTCGCGCATGGCATTGGTTTCGTCCACCTTGGCCTGCGCGGCCTGCTGCGCTTGGGCTTGGTCGGCGACGCAGGCGGACGACGCGTGCTTTTTCCCTGCCGCATAGCCGCTGCCGAACAGCGCCAGCGCGATCAGCAAGGTGGCAAGCCAGAAGCCCGGATTGAGCAGTTGGCTCATCAAAACCCCGCCTTCCCAAAAGACAGCGGCGCGCTGGTGATGACGCGCAGGATGGCGTTTGCCACCGGCAGCGCCACAGCGAACCACGCATAGACATTGCCGGGCAGGTATGGCTGCAGCAGACCGAACTGCGCTTCAAGCGCGAGCAGCGCGGCGCTGATGAGGTTGAGCCAGATCGTCTTGCTCTTCCACCAGGGCTTGACTTCGACGATGCGCGAGACCGGGATGGGTTCCATGTCGGTTTCCTATGTGAGGATGTGATTCGAATCCGGCATGCCGCTGTCCATCCAGCCCGGCACATCGAAGTTCGGGCAGGTCTTGGCGGCGTCGGTCTGGTAATGGCCTTTCACTGTGGCCAGCGGATACAGCTCGCGCAGATGCTCCACAAGATTATCGAGCGTGACCCATTGCTCGGTGGTGAACTTGTCCCGACCGACGAGGCAGATGCCGATGCTGGCGGCGTTGTGATCCTTCACCTGCGCGCCCACCTCGTCCAGATGGCGGCCGGTCTCGACCACGCCGCTGGTGTGGATCACGAAGTGATAGCCGATGGCTGCGAGGTGGGGGTTCTGGCGCGAGCGCCAGTTGGGCAGGCGCTTGAAGCCGCGCGCCTTGTGCCACTTGTCGATTTCCATTGCGGG